TCGCCATCGCTAACGATTAGACGCTGACGGTAGTCGCCGTTTTCATCAAGATTGAGTAATAACTGTTTTTTTACCTTAACTTCCACAAATTCAGAGTTTATCTCGCAGCTTTCGGACGTTAAAACTACGTGTGTTAGCTGCATCCGATTATTGATTACACCAAAAGCACATTTTGTAAGGCTCTCGCGCGGGTAGTGAACGATTTTTGAGCGTTGATTTAGTTGGGCTTTTTGAGCCTTGCTGATCTGTACGCTAGGATCGACACCGCCATCTTCAAATTCAGCTAGCAGAATGTGATATTTGACTGCGAGAACATTGGCAAAGGTCACGTTCATGGAGTCTGAAAATGACAGCCAGTCGCCATCAGAATCGACCTCTAAATATTTTATATTTGAGGGCAGGTTGATCTCATGGGCTGCGCGAGTGAACGCACCGACTAGCTCTGTCTTGGTTTGGCCGCATGAACTATCAAACTCAGCGCGACCAAGGTACGCATCGTAACGCGCCCGCTGCTCTTTGCTGCTATTGTCGATCATTGAGGGATGAGGTAGGTATGTCGTTCTTTGGCGCTTTATTGCTGCCTGACCTTCGATAGCGTGGCGAACCAACGCAACGTCTGGCGCGTCTTGGTCATACCATAAACTATTCGCAATAAACGACATTCGTAAACCCTGCAAGATTTTTCATTATTCTAAACCTTAACAAAACATTGCGCAACTTTACACGTTTTACTATTGACTATTTCACAATCCAGCCTTTTTAAAGTACGGGCTGTACTCATCCAATTCGCGCATTTGCTTGAGCGTGAGAAAATTTCCGTCCTTGTCGGTGAACTTTTCGATAGTTAGGCCTCCCTCTCGAAACAACTTGGCACGGGTCGCCCCAAGATTTGATTTAATCCACCAATCTGGCTGACGCTCAAAGAACTTTTGCGGGCTTATGTCAGCGTCAATTTGCCCAGGGTCGAATATTCCCGCATCTTTCTTGCCCTTATATCGCACCTTGCCGGCTGTTTCCGGCGTGTCTTCGCCCTCTGCGCGCTTTGCAGCCCTGTCCGCTCTTAGCTTGGCTAGTTTAGCGCTGCGATCCTGGAATTCGTTTGCCGCTTCTGTGCCTCTGTTACCGCCTACGCTTGAGCGTGTTCCGCCGAACGGGTCAACGCCTTTGATCTTCATAATCCAAAGCGAACGGCATCGCATGTGCAAAGGAATTCTTGGTGCCTTTGGGTCATCGCGCTTATAGACTTTGCCTTGGTGCGCTTGCTGCCCGTGGTGCAAGCAGATTGGGGTTGTGCGATTGTCGAAAACGTTACTAAACACCTTGCCTTCGATTGAGTTTCCAAAGGTATCAGCGCAGGCATCTCTTGCCGCGTTTGCGTAGTGGCTGGCACCAGTTTGAACGAGAGTCTGGGCCCACCGCCTGCCCTTGTCGGTTATCATCCCGTCAGAATATCCGGCCTTTTTTGTCCCAACTAACCGCGCGACCACTTGCTCGCGGGTCAATCCCTCAACGCGACCTAGCCTGATCTGCTTATCGACCAAGTCATAAATGCCCGACTTGTTTCCGGCCACATACTCAGGCCACAAACCGACTGTAGTGCTCGCACCCTGCCCCAACACCAAAGGCCGATTTATTTTTGCTTCAATAGCTGCCGCGCTAATTGCCGCAGCCTCAATATCTGCAATCGCCGCGATAGTGTTCGACTGATAGCTAGCCTCATAGTCGGCCATCTCGCCCAAGTCTGCCGTTATTTTATCCCACATGGGGGTTAGCTTTTCCTCGATAGCAGCCGTGATTTCTTTTCTTAGTGCGTTAAAATCACGTTGCGACATATCGACCGAGTAGCTATCAAGATACCTAAGCACTAGTGCGTTAATATCCACAAACGCCGGATCAATCCGTTCATTCGCAATGCCACTGGCAAGCCGCTGGATATATGTTTCGTGGCGCATTGCTTCTTCAAACTGTGAAATCATTAGAACATCCTCACTTTTGCGCCTGCGCTGAATGGCTTGGTTATCGGCATTTCAAAAACTATAGGGTATGTTGTCGCATCGTTTTGGTGGTCTTGCCCGCCCGACTTATCCGGCTCCCCATTTTTATTGTACGCCTGCTGCTCTAGGCATTTAGCAGTTTTGGGGCATTTTGCGTGATTGATTTTTACTAGCCCATCAGCAAAAGCTTTATTCGCTGCGTTTATCCGGTCGCGCACAGGTGGATTTGACTCGGTAGCCCTAACCGTAAATCCTGCCTGTTTCAAAATGGCAATGTCCGAGGTGTTTGCACCAGTGCTCTTTCGGTTCTTGCCGCTGGCATCTGGGTAAATGTATATCTTGCGCCCGCCGTATCTCAATTCAATTGCACGCACCATGTCGGGCGTGTCCAAGTAGTCGCTAAACTCGTCGACTGCGTGCCAAACCTTATCACGCTTGACGTAGACAGTCGCGGCCATGTTCTCCACGTTGAAGTCCATTCCAATAAATAACGGCTCTCGCCCGTCTTCAACCTCATTGCTCGCGCACGTCTTGCGGCTGTAGTTACGGTAAACGGTGCCGCTCGTTAGGTTTGTGAATTGCCCGTTTAGGTAGGCGTCTCTCAGCTCTTGCGGGTAGCTGCTGATGAGGCTGTCGATGTAATCGTCAGGCAGGTTTAACTCATTATCGTAGGTGCTGGCATGTATTAAGCCGTAAACGCTAGATAGTGACGGGGCTTTTTCTAATTGCTCGACAAATAGCTGATAAGTGGCCTTGAACCCTTCCGGAGTCGTTGCCACGTCTACGCCATTACGCAACCCTGCAACCCTGTATCGCATTCTGGCAATGATCTTACGCCATGCTTTGAGAGCCTTGTCTGTTGGCAAGGTGTCAAACTCATCTATAAGTGAGTGGCCGGATTTATAGCCAATGATTGAGTTGGGGTTGTCCATTGAGCGGCACTTAGTCGTTGACCGGTAAACGTCACCGATATACCAGTCAACCTCTTTGTCTGAGCTGCGAATTTTAACGCGCAACCCCCAATCTTCAGCCACTTCCTCGATTGTTGGATAAAAAATATCACGGATGTGGGAATAGGTAGGGGCGTAGTAAGCGCTATTAATATTTGGCCACTCTAGGACGTGCTTACAAAGACTTGCGCATCCACCCCATGTTTTGCCTGTGCCGAATCCGGCAACAAGCGCGCGGTATTTATGCGGTAATGATAAAAATTCAGCTTGCGGAACATTAAGCTTCGGCATTTTTGCGGCTTGGATTTCGGGCGTTTTGAACTTCGATCATTACACTAACAGGCTGTGCGACTTCTTTTTCTTCCTGTGCCTTCATGTTTTCCTTGTTCGCGTTGATAAGCTGCACCCCCAACTGTGCCGCCTCATTGCTCAACTTTGTCAGAGCGCCTACTGCCTGCAATTCCTCTTGAGTGTCCATTGGGTTTTCTTCATCAATCCTCATCGACTGTTTTTCGGCTATCGCGGCGAGCCTTGCGCTTGTGTTTGTTCCGCTTATTGCTGCCCTTGTTAGATTGCTGCTAATAGCTCGCAACTGAGAAGCCATATCATCCACAAGCAATTTCGTAGACTTATCTAATTTCTCGTATCTTTGCTCAGAGCTAACTATTTGATTAGCAAGGTCTTTCACTTCGTACTTTTTCGTAGACGCTCTACTACGAATAGCGCCTTCGGTGACCCCCAACTCTCTAGCCAATACGCTAGCCGATTCGCCCTCAACAATGTATCGGCGCATCACGTCTGCCCATTTTGCCGGGCTTATTGGCTTCTTTTTTGGCTTTGCTTCAGTCAATTAAATGCCCGCCTTGAATTTAGCCTTAGCCAAGCGCTCTTTCTGCGCGTTTTCTTGCTGAGTTTGCGGCTCTGTTTGCTGCCGCTTTTGATCTACCTGACTTTGTGAATCCGCTAGAACCGCTTGCCATAGGTTTCCCCCCCTAACCGCTTTGTTGATTGTTTTATATGCCTCTGTGATGCTTGAGTGTATCACATCATTGAAATCATATAGCTCTTTTGAATTTTCGATGCAAATTTGTTCTATGTTGTCGCTTGTGCGAAGGTTTGCGGACCCGTGAATAACAATATGCTGCCCGCATACGGTTTTTATTAATGTTATTTTTGTGTGGACCGCTGCTACCGCCAACTGAAAAATATCGTTTTTATCTAGCGCATCGTACAAAACTGGGATAATTCCGTTTCTCTCATTAGCAAAAAAATAGTTAGAAACAATAATGTCGAGCTGCTTAACCATTCCTTTGCTTGCCATTGCCGCCAATGTGCCAACGTTATCCGCGCTTATTGATAGCGTGCTAATAGTCATCTTTTCGGCCACCCATCCGCGCTCTTTCATCAGTGCCGCGATAAAGTCGCCAAAAATAAATCTGCCGCTCAGTATTCCATAAACTCTGCGACCCGATGGGATGTCGCCAACCATTGCAGCGGCTTCAAATGCGTTTTTCCATGTGACCATGTGAGCAGGTAAATTGTCGCTGCTAGCAGGCTCAATAAAACGGCTTGGGACGCTTTTTGAAACGTGTGATTTTTTTCCTATTCCGCCTAATTTATACATTTTCACACCTGTTTAATTTGTTTTTTTTAGTGGCTTAATTATATCAAAAACCGCATGTTTTTAGTGTTAATTTATGTAAATTTTGGCAAAAAAAAGCCCCGAAACTATCGAGGCAATAGGTGTGCATCAGGGTAAATCAAATTGATAATTGGGTAACACGCACTTTCATTGCTGCACCTGTGCCAGCGTGAGCTACGTTAATAGCCGCCAGTCCTGCGCCTTGGATTATTAACTCATCGCTTGCAGTTAAGTCAATCGTTCCCGCTGGGCTTAGCGCCGTGAATCGAGTCGCGCCAACAACTTTTTTAGTAACTGTGATGGTTCCGGTGATGTTGCCGGAAATTGCAATGACTGTGCGAACCAGGTCGCCGCTTGGGTCTAGCGTCACGCTTACATTAGATCCCGCCGTTAGGTCTTCACCTGTGACTACTTCTCTGACTGACATAATCTCGCCCTCTGTGTTTTTGCGATTATAACACAAAAAAAGATCAGCTAAAAGCAGGGCTTACACCTGCACCGGGCACCACCCCTAGCATCGGCTGCCAGCCAAATTATTGCCCATTTTTAAGAGTTGGCGCTCTACTGCATGCTGATTATGCACTATTTAAACTCTGTAAGCACTTCGCCGCCTATTTCTACATCTCCGCACCTGCGCGTTCTGCCTGAAAATGTGATTTCGTCGGCATGATTAAATATTCAGGAGCATCAAAATCATAACTATATGATTCTGTTTTTTTTCCCTTGTCCGTAAAAATGAATAACCAAGAAAACAGCGCGATAATCCACACGGCGCTGCCAATAACATAATCCAAATCGCCTACAAACACCCCGATAACTAAAAAAGCCGATAGCGAGCCGCCTGCAAGCGACATTAAACCAAGCCATAATAACTGTGATCTAGTTAGCATTTTTATCTCCTAACACCTGCGCGATTGCCTGCGCTGTTTTAAATTCGATTTGTTTTGCTTGCTCCGGCTCAACCCATGTTTCTGGGAATCGCACCATTACAAGCCCCTTGGCTCTTAGTCCGTCACGCTGCTTTTTTTTGCGTTGTGCGGCTGTTTGGGGCGCTTTCGCGCCCTTGTCGTTACTCACTTGCAGCACTCAAATCATCTAAATCCAGATCGGCGTAAGGCTCTGCGTCAACTAGCTCACCGCTATCGCTAACAGCCCAAATCGTGCGCTCTGACCCGGTAAAGTTGTGCGACCATGTTTTGCCATCCCAAACATTTACAAATTTACCATCTTCTGACACGCACAAAGACGCGATACCTATTGTTGCTTTTTCGTTTACTTGCAAGCGCGGCATATTTTGCAAATCAATCATGTTCATTTTAATCGCTCCTTATTTGGTGTATTTGTCAAAGTTCATGTTGATAAAAAGGCTCAGCGTTTCGCCGGCCTTATCTGCACAGTCAAGCATGTCGCGAACAGCAGCAATACCGCTTGTGTGATTACGCTTAGCCGCAAAGCTTTTTTGAAAAAGCTGAAACGCGGTAACTTGTGAGTCTTTAATTTTGTAGATAACTTGGGCAATTGATTTCTTGGCAATTTCTGAAACTTGTTCGTTTGTTAATTCTGCTTGGTTGTACATTTTTTTCACCCTGTTTTGTTTTCTGTCGCGCCTTTCGCTTCAGTGAGGTCATTATCTCTTATTGTGACTTGTCACGCAAGCTCTTTTTATTATTTCTTGTGTAAAGATTTGTTAAGACTGGCGTTAGCTTTCTTGGTTCGCTCGCGCTCTTTGCACTCAGCACAGAATGGTTTGCCCATTACATAATAAATTGCACACCTTTTGTTCATTTGCACTTTGTTAGTGCGTGTTTTGCGGAAATGCGGCTCAGGCCGTGAAATTACGCTATATGCAAAAAAATTCAATAAAATCAATGAAGTCTGTCGTCTAAATATCGTAGTTTTAATGGTCAAGCCTTTGATTACGCTGTTATAAATACTAGCTACGCGGCCTCAATTCGTGCCCTAGCTATTTCAAAATACTTTTTGTCCTTCTCAATACCTATGAATTTACGGTTTAAATTCTTACAAGCTACGCCTGTTGTACCGCTGCCCATTGTGAAATCTAAAACTGTTTCACCTTCTAGGGTGTAAGTTTTAATTAGGTATTCACACAGGTCTACCGGCTTTTGTGTTGGGTGTACGGTTTTTTGTGCATTACTGAATAGCAAAACGCTAGTTGGCAGCTTTTTATCTATTGACAGTCTTCTGTTTTTTGATTGGTCATTACCAAACTCTGAATAAACTCCGGCTTGACCGCTCTTTGAATGCGGCCTAATGTCTTTAGCTGGTTTATCTTCAATAATCGGGTAATAATTTTTGCAGTTAAACACACTCACCAACTCGTGCTTAACCATCGGTCGTTTATACGCATTCAAATGCCCTCGTGCTTGCGTTTTATTCCAAACCCAATCATATTTGAAATCATTTAAGTTGCTCATTCTTAACGTGCTTGAGAACGGTTCACACCCGAATATAACAATAGCGCCATTAGGCTTAATAACTCGTTTCAACTGCTCCCACATCGCTTCTAGCGGAATAACAGAATCCCACTTACAGGCAGTGGTGCCATATGGCGGGTCAGCCAAAACCATATCAACCGAGCCATTCGGTATTTCTTTCATTCTTTCTAAACAATCGCCTAACATTAAATTCAAAATTAAATCCCCTTAAACCCTATTTATAACAAGGCAATTAAACACCACTCGCCTTGCTCGTTCGACACCGCTTCGCGGTGCGGTTTATCGCTGCGTTATAAATATACTCGGTCAAAGCTTTCGCTTCGCACGTAGCGTTTTGTCTCTACGTTATAAATTACGTTGTTTGGGTCAATTTCCTTGTACAATTTGAAATCTCTGGTCGCGCAAGCGGGGCCAATTCCAAAATAATCAATTAGCTCCCTGCGACCTATATGCCCGTAAAAATTCAACATAGAGTCAATAAATCGTAATCTTTGCTCTTGCGCATATCCAACCGGTGCATTTATAACAAGTCGCTTAAGCTTCGCGCTTTCAGCGCTGGACAAACCGTGCGGTGTAGCATGTCCGTCGTGTTCTTTTGTATCTGAATTCATTTTTAATTTACCTTTTGTTTGCCGCTTAGCTCGGCGTTAAATGGTTTCAGGACTACCCCACTGCGTAGCCATCGCATTAGCTATGCCTTGGTAGGTTGTTGAACGCAATTTCCATCTATCCGCACTTGGCGGCAGGTAGTGCAATCTCTCCCTCTCGTTTTTTGGCAAAAGCATCATCCCCTCTTTCACATTTTCTGTTTCTTTCAAAAGTGGCAAACCCTTTAACCATAAGCAAGTAGCTTTTTGCTCCATGTGTCCAAACATCCACGGCTGTATAACCTGGCTTTGCTTCACGTTTCCAATTCGCTCTTTTGCGTACTTGTGCATAATTGGGTTTTCAATCGCAATTTTTGGAATCGGTGCATCTAAAAGCATTTTAAAAAATGCTGCACCGTCATCCAGTAGCGGCCAGCGGTCAGGGTCTTTGTGGAGCCAGCAAACACCGCTATTTGTTAAGTAAGTGCAAGGTGGGTGCGCAATCATTAAATCCCATCCATCATTTAAAACATCACGCACATCTCCCTTGTAATGCTTGCCAGGTGCATCACTATCCAACAAATCGCAACTCGTAGCGTCATGGCCTAACTTAGTAAACGCATCACGCACGCGCCCAGAGTATTCGCAAGCAATCAATATTTTCAATTTTTGCCACACCATTTAACAAGGTTATTAAGCACGGACGCGGTTAGCATTTCGCATCCATCCAGTTTTTACAGCGCGCCGCTTATAACGGCGTTATATTCATTCAAGAATTTCTTCGAAACTGTAAAAAGGGAGGAATAAAAACCAATAAGTCGTTACCCTGTAAAGTGCCGCTTCTTTGTAGTCGTCAAGTTTTCTTCTGAATATTCTTTTCTGTTTTGTTGAGAGCGTTTTTCTAATAAGCATTGAAACCTCCATCAATGAATATAACAAGCAGGTGAAACACCGCTTGCGCTGGACAACGCTTCGCGTTGCCGTTTACCTGAACGTTATGGCGCTACTCTTTTGTAGTTTGTGCAAATCTCTGCATCATACGGCATTTGAATAACAATCTTATTCACTGTTTGCGGCCTGTATCGTCTTTCTATTTTATTTTCTGTGCAAATAAATTCTGACTTAATTAAAACAATTTTCTCGCTCTTATGAGCTTGCAAGCCACCATATGCAACAGCACCAAGAATCAAAACTATCGCAGAAACTATTAACCACTCTATTAAACTCATATTGAACTCCGGCCATTGGCCATAACAAGGTCATTAAGCGCGATGCGGAAAGTGCATCGCAATTCTCTGTCTGTAAAACGGCACGGCTTATAACGGCGTTAGGTTTACAGTCCATTACTTGAAATTACTATTATCGCTCAATGTCATATTTGCCTACAAACCGTACGGAGGTAACTATGGCAAAGAAGCAAACTGGCAACACAACTTCATCGCTGGCTGGAAAGATCCTATCTGGTTCTAAAAAGCCTACGGTGGCAGACTCAAAAAAACTTGCAGCATCAGTACTAAGCCAAGACGAAAAGAAAGGTAAGCGCTAACCTTCTTTGAGTTCAGCTATGCGGGTCACTGCCGCTGTAGGTATCCGAATAAACCCAGATGCTTGTGCATTGTCCCCGCTTTCTATATCACCTATATTTGGTGCAAGCATAATCACAGAGTCAGTCTTACCAACTTGCCAACCAACAGAAACACACTCAATTATTTCAATTTTTGGCAAATCACTTAAATGCCTCCATCCGCTTATTGGTTGCGCGCTATCAACCCATTCAACAAGCAGCAGCTTTTTATCATCTTCCACTTTCAATATCCTCATGTTTAAATGCAACCTAACAATGCGTTGCAGCACCGTTGCGGCTTCGCCTCCACTGGACAGTCTTTAAGTCGCCTTTTTATGGTTTGCTTCGCAAAGTATTCCATAAAAATTCGCCTTAAATCCTGCCGCTGAACTTAACGCTATGTTACCTATAATTAGGCCGACATAAATTGATAAAAAGAATCCGAAAGACACATATAAAACAACAACCCAGTTAGCGACATAGCCAGCAAAATCATCCAAAACGCTTGCCATGCGCTGATTTTTACATGATATTCAAATTCAATTCCATGCTCTGATAGCTGCCAACATTCCCACGCACCGTCTATGTGTTCGTTGTCGTATCCTGCGCCGT